GGATCTGGCCCAGGTTTAGGTTGTACGGCCTCCAGTACGTACCCGAAGGCTGCGTGCCGGAGCCGTCCCAGCGCGGTACGGCGCTGCCGAAAGCCACGCTGATCGGATGCTCTTCCGAGCCGACCGCGCTGCCCTTCAGGTCACGGGTCTGGAACGGGCGCACGACCGGGAAATTCGCCAGGTTCACAACGCTAGCGGTGCCGTCGAGCGCGGCGGCGATGTCTTCGTCGGTCACGGCACTCGCCTGGAAACTGTCGGCCACGCGTTGCAGCTCGTTGGCGATGCGCCGGGCGAGCAGCTCGCGCATGTGGCGGCTGTTGCTGGCCACGTTGCGGCCCCACGCATCCCAGTTGATCGCCGAGGAACGCGTGAAGTGCATCACCTCGTTGGTCAGCTTCATCGCCAGCTTCATCGGCAAGATGTAGGCCAGGTCCATCTTCTGCTCGATGCCCGAATTGGGGATCGGCTGGCCCTCGAACACGATGCCATCGTTGAGGATGTCGTTGACGCTGTCGCGGACCTCGTAGGGGATCTGCGTGGTGGCCGTAGCGCCGAAGTCAGTCAGCGTCTGCACCAGTTCGAGCACCCGCAGATCCGAAAGCGCCTCGCGAATCACCTCGCGCTGGAAGCTCACGGGCAGGTCGGTACGGGCTGTGTCCACTTCGCCGGCCAGCAGAATGCGGCGCTCGTGCTCCAGCCGCGGCGCATTGATCCGGTCGAACTCGGCCAGCACCCGCTGGCAGAACGCCGGCTCTTCCTTGGGCAGCCGAAGCTGCCCGCTGGCGGCCTGGCTGGTCTTGGCCAGGTTCTCCCGGATCTCGCCGGAGAGCTGCTTGATGTTGTTGGCGTCGTCGATCGTGACGCCCGGCGAGCCGGCGCGCGTGTCCGGGTAGCCCAGCGCCGAGAGCTGCTGCGCGGCCGCGAGCTTGCTGGCCTGCGAGAGCTGAAACTCGGCCAGCTTGCGCACCGATTCCTCGGGCATTTCCGGCGTGATCAGGTCCGAGACCTGCTCGGTGAGCTGCTTCTTCGTCTCGTCGCTGAGATTCTCTACGGCGTTGATCGTGTCGCTGAGGATCTTTTTGCGCGCATCGAGGCTTTCGGTGAGCTTGCGCTGCTTCTCGGCCGAGGCCTCCTCGGCCGCTTTGAGCTGCTTGGCGACGATGCCGGCGACGGCTTCCTCGGAAAGCTGCTTCGGCGCGTCGCCGCCGTCGCCGGCGGGCTCGACCTTGGGCAGCTCGATCGAGAGCTTGACTTCCTTGTCGCCGATCGAATCGGCCAGCGTCTTGCCCGTGGCTTCGAACTGCCGGACGACGGCGCTCAGCGCCGTCTCGTCTTCGCCGAGGGCCTTCATCGCCTGCCCGGCTGCATTGACCATCTGATCAATGACGGTCGCAGAAAGCTTGTGGGCTTCCAGCTGCTCGCGCAGCTTCTTCAAATACTTGTTCATGGTGGTCTCCACATATTCGGATAGCTGCCGGCGAAGCTCGTCGTGCATCAGCACGCGGCCACCGGGCAGCGAGAATTCATTACTCAATTCGATGGGTTCGAGCCGCTTCACGAACGGCCGGGTGGTCAGCGCGGCCCCGAACAGCAGCGGGCCGTGGAATTCGCCAGTTTCCAGGTCTTCGTAGTCGTCCGTAAAGTCCACGGACATGTAGCGGAAACCCTTCTCCTGCACTTGCTCGATGCCGAAGTCAGTCCAGTCAATGCGGCCGCGCAGGCGGTTGCCTTCGATCGAAAGTTCCACCACCTCGCCTGCGGCGCCATCATTCGGACGGTGTCCCACGTCGATGAAAATGCGCTGCCCCAGTGTGCCGGCCTGGAAATTCCGGACCATGGACTGAAGCGTTTCGGGCGTAATCGAGAACTTGCCGTGCACCCCGTGCTTCCATTCGCCCGTGCGGGTCAGAGTGACCCACGTAGAGCGCTTCGGATCCTCAAGCTGAAAGCCTTCCGGCAGCCCGGAGAGAAAGAGCACATTCCCACGCCGGGCATTCCCCTCATCCAGCAAGAAGCGGCGAGCCGGGAGACCCACGGCGGCAGCCCTGTGCTTGAAAGCTCCCCGCCGAAGCGGGGAGAAATACGAGAGGAATGACACTAGTCGAGCCCTTGCAAGTGTTGCGGGGCTGATGTTGGCAGGAGGCCGCGCGCATATCTATGGAAAAGGGCGCGCACAGAAAAAGCCCCGGCTGATCAGGCCGGGGCTTTTGCCATTCGCGCCGGCAGGCGCGCCCTACCCGGGCCGGGTGGCGCTGGCACGCCAAGCGTCGCCGAGGCCGGCCTGTCCGGACCGCTTGGGTTTGCCCGAAGTCCATCCCGGGGGACCCAATGAGCCCTACGGGGCCAGTGGCCGGCCCGTGCCGGTTTTTACCCCGGCACCACCCTCGCAGCAGCGTATTTCCCAATCCCTTTGCCCTCGCGGGGCCGGCAGCCACACCGGTCAGGATTGGATGGCCCGCTGCGCGGGCTGTCGTGACAGCTCACCCCTTCGCCTTCTTCACAAGGCACAGGGCTTCTGTGCATTCGGCCCCTGCGGGCCGTCGGCGGATCCCACGATCGATCCCGCCGGTCCCCGGTCGGTTCTCCCGACCGGTTAGATGCAGTCTACTGCGATCGGCCCGTGCTTGCGCCGGTCGCAAGCTTGCGGCGCGCCAGATCCCAGAACGCCGCATGCATGCGACGATCGCCGCGCTCCCACTGCTGCCAAGCGCGTCAGATGATGATTTTTGCACCAGCCATCCGTAGCGTTTCACCGGCTATCTGCGGACGCGCTTGGCCTTGCGGTTCAGTGCCATGAATTCTTTTTGCGCGGGCGTGCTTCCCTGCTTGGCCAGCTGTAGAATGGATTTTCGCACCTCAGCTTCGGCCAACAGGCGGCCACGATCAACGTCTTGGTGGTGGTGCTGCACCAAGTCGGCCGGGTCCATTTCCATGATGACCGCGATTTCCTTGTCGCTGAACTGGAGCTGTGCGAGCTCTTCAATGCGTTGGGCGATTTCGCTACGTTCGGCCATCTTTTTTTCCGATTTTTCGCATGTCCGCGCCGAACGGGGCAGCCTTAGTGATCTCGTCCATGATCCAGCGCCGATGGAATTCTGCGGTTTCCGAGGACGTTGAGATGTGGCCGGCCTCGATGCGCGGGTTGTTGGTGAAATTGGCGGACCCGACGCAGGACAGGTGCCAGGCGTCGTTGTGCAGAACGAAACATTTGGCGTGGCACGAGCTGACGTGGATGCGGCTGAACTTGCTGCGCGCGATCGGCAGGAATCCAGGCGTACGGACCTGCACGCGCCAGTCGACGAGCATGGATACGCTGAGCAGCTGACGGGATTCGAGCAACCCGATGAGCTTGTGGGCGGCGTGCTCGGCGACCGACCAGGTGGCGGCCGTGAGGTGCGCCGGTCCGATCTGGTCGAGCATGTAGACGATGAGGTCGTGCGTGGACCATTCCGCGCCGCTGGCGTAGGGGTAATCGGTTCCGGCCTGGAAGCAGCCGAACGCGGACTCCAGGCGCTCGCGAATCTTGCACAGGCGCGCGGCCTGCTTGCTGGATTCGACCTGTTCGGCGTTGCTGGGCGGCGGTTGGAGATCAAACAGCATGGCGGCCGACCTTGATGCGGACCAGCTCCCAGAACGCTGGGTGCATTCGACGGTCGCCGCGCTCCCACTGCTGCCAAGCGCGGCGGCTGGTGTGCAATGCCTCGGCGCATTGGTCCTGGGCGCGGGTGATGTCCAGGCCCAGCGCCGCTTGAACACGCTCGCGCAGCGCGCGGACTTGGTCAGGGCAGGGATTTGCCGCCCGATTGTCCCGGCGGCTGCGATTGGGGTGGTTAGGCATTCAGACTGGGTTTTCGGTGAGTTCAATGGCTTTCGCCTCGATCGCCTGACGGACCGCCTCGGTGATGCCGTCGCCGTCCGTCAGGGGGCAGTTGTCCTCGTCGACGATAGTGATGACGCCGTTACTGTCGGACCACCCAAATATTCCGTCGATTTCGAGCCCGAATCCAGTGGCGCGCCCCTTGACAGCAAACCAGTGTGTGGTGGTTTCGGTCTGCCGTACGTGGTCGGTTCCGATGTGGGTAACGGTGATGGCGTTGTTCATGATGATTCTCCTGTTGAGCCCCTGAACCCCGAGGCGCGGGTTGTGGATTTCTCTATCCACAGTTACTATTATACGCGCATTGCGCGTAATGTCAAGGGCTGCGGTAAGTTTTCTTCGTGATCTGCGTCACGCTTTCCCTCGCTGCAATTTCACGGGCAGAGAAATCCACCGCTTGCAGCGGCACTTCGCTTCGAAATACCCATCATCGCGCACCCGGAGCACGCGAGAGCGAACGACTTCGCGGTCCCATATCCGGAAGCCGCAGACGCAGGTTATGGGCTGGGTGGCTGCGGGCTGCCTCATGGCATGAAGCGCGCCGGGATGTCGATGTTGCGCTTCTGTAATTGCGGGGCGATCTTTTTCCACGGCGTTTGCACCTGCCTGGGGTCGAGCAGGCCCTGGCGCCAGGCCCAGCCCTTGGCCTGGCCATCGAGTACGCCGTCTTGCTGCTCGGCGGTCAGGCTGTTTAGAAATTCGGTCATCGTCTGCTTGCCGGCGCGATCCTCGTCGGTTATTTCGTCGACGAATACCGGTTCCAGATACGAGAGGGTGTTGGGATGCGCCGGCCAGGGGTGGTTGTCGATCGGGTACACGCCCGGGCCCAGGCCGTGGCGGTTAGCGCTGGCGTGCATGTCGCAGATGTCGAATTTCGGGTGCCTCGGGCTGAGCACGAAGCGCACGGCGATCACGTCCGGGTGCTGCGCGGCGGCGCGCACGGCCGTCTCTCCATAGGCGCGGTTGATTTCGGTGCGCATGACGCGCTCGGCCTGAAAGAATGGATTCATGCGGCTGGTGAGCAGCGCATCGCCGGCGCGCTGCTGAATCTCGCGGATGCGCGCCAGCCCGGCCTTGCTGAGCAGATCCTCGGGCACAGCCTCGCCGTTGGTGACGAGCCGGCGCGCGGCCTGCGCGGCCGAATGGCCCTGCACGATGGCACTTTCGACCGCTTCGATCACGCGCTCGCGCGCGCCTTGGCTGACCCGCCAGAGGCGGTCGGAGAGCTGCAGGCCGTTGGCGTCGCGGAACTCGCGCACGAAATCCACTGCGGATTGCCGGACCTCGTCCAGCGCGACGCCAGCAGAGGCTGCCGGGCTGAACGCATTCGCGCCCAGGCCTGCCGCCGCCGAAAGCTCGGCGATCACCAGCGAGTCGCGCTGGTCGGCCAGCGTGTCGAGCCTGCGGCGGATGATGCGCTCGGCCTCGGGCATGCGCTCCAGCGGAATCACGCCCTCGGCGTCGGCGAGCTGCGCCAGATCGCGCTGCAGGTCGGCCAGCGCCAGTTCAAACAGCCTGCGCATCTCGCGCGCGGCCTGCTCCTGCCGCCGCTCCACCGCGCGCGCGGCTTGCAGTTGCGCGCGGCGGAT